GCTGAATATCCTGCCTGTTGTACATTCATGTTTTGTGCAGTATTTGTTGTTTCAAGAATTAATTTAAATTTAAATCTATGGCCTTTAAATGTTCCATTTGCAAAATTATTAAAGGCACCAAAACTGCCTGATGCTGATTGAGATGTTGCTACTTGAATCTGACAGTTGGCTTCATCTGCTGCTGCACCATCAAAATTATTATCTAAAGCAGCATAATCATCCCAAAGTATCCCTGGTGGACCAGGTATTAAGGTTTCAATATCCTGTCCTATATTAAATCCAATAGATCTTATAACACGTTTTAGATCAAGAGAAAATACAGCACCTAAATTTAAAATATCTTTAAAAGCATATTCTCCCGTAGCATTTGTAGCAGGGTTAGTTAACTGTAAAGCACTTGTAGAATTATTAAATGTTGTATTAGTTTTTGTTCCTTGAAAAGCTGGACTATCCAAATCTTCTCTATCCTGCAATATAACCTGAGTATCAATAAGATCAGGAAGATCCATAATAATACTTGTTTCTCCTACACAAAATCGTCCACCATCATCTTGAAACTTAAGAATATACTCTCCTTCTAAACTGGGCACTGTTGCATCAGTAGTATTTCCAGCTAAAGCAGTAATTAGGTCAACAGAGTTTTGAAATGTACCGCTACCATCTGTCAGATTACTATGTCTGACATATACTCTTCCTCCGTGTATAACATCAGGATCAGTAGATCTGTTCCATCTTAATCTAACTAATTTATTAGTAATTGGTTCAATAGATAAATTCTGTACATCACTTGGTTTAGCTGATTTACCTACTGCATTAAAAGTTAAGTCAGTTGATGTAGCTGATAATTTAAGTGCTGCATTATAAGAAAACACTCTGAACTCATACGTTCCAGCTTCAGTATTTAATAACTCAAAATCTGGTCTAAATACAATCTCATTTACCCAGTTTGTATTGTTAAATCTATATTGAACAAGATATTGACTAACTCCTGTAACAGAAATCCAAGAAACTATTAGTTTTGTCACTGCTAACGCATTTATAATTACAGTCCTCTCAGCAGCTTGTAAGTTAGAAGGTGGATTTCTTGGTTCATTAAGTAAAGAAATATTTCTTGCAGGTAAACTTATACCTTGCTCAATATTTGCATACTTTCCATCAATGTAGGTAAGTGCTGTTATGGCAAAGTTAATACCATCTTGCTCTTCAACAGTTATTACTCTGAAAGTTTGAGCCTGTAATGAATCACTTTGAATTAACCAAATACTATTTACATTTGGTGTTTGAGACAAAGCAGAAGATAAATTTATTTCACTACTAAACTGATCGACACTTGAAATATTTTTTGTTTCAACTGAACCATCAGGGAGTATTACACTACATTTTTGGTTCGTGCCAGTAAAACTACTTAAGTCCTTTACATTGTCAACAATTATCTGTGTAGTTGTGGCAGATTTTATACGACCACTTCTACGCTCTCCGCCTCTGACTGGATCGTTGATAGAAATAACAGATCCAGGTCTAACAATTGCTCCAGCATCTATTGATGTTGTAAAACTTACGACCTCAGTTTCCTGTTGCTCACTGAAGAGTATTGCTTTCCCGAGTCTTTGAGCCATACCACGAGAAGTACAGGCAAATGCTTTTACATCTTTCTTAATTATTCCTAATTTGCTTTGAGCAGTATTATCTTCTACAACTTCATAATCTATTTCTCTGCTATCCATATTAAAATAGCTGACATTTATTACTGTGTGTCTTTGTTTTAAACTGCTGCCTGAGTAACTGAACCCACCCTCACCTACATTTGCCAAACTGAATAGATAGCTTGGATCTGTCGGTCTATCCTGTGAAATAGTTACAGAACCTTCAGACCAAATTGGAAAACATCTCATTACTCCTGCCAGTTCATTTATTAAAGTAAATGCTTCTGTTGATCCCTGTATATTTACATTGCAACTAAATCTGGCTTCTTGTCCTCCAAAGCCATCATCTACTAACTCATTGGCATACTTACTGGCGGCAATAAAACTGAATAAATCTAGGTTGCTGTCTGTAATATGCGTTCCAAAACCATACCTTTCGGTAGTAAGAAGATCAAGCAATATTAAGGCAGGACAGGAACACCATTGAGCAGCACCCATTGTTCCATTAAATATGTAACCACTGGGATAAATAATTCTGCCTGTCTGTAAATCTACAGAAGGAGTACCAGATCCTCCTGCTCCTGCACCTGGGATTCTTACCTTTACACCACGAATACGAAAAGCCCTTTTCGGTATAGAACTAAATTGCTCAGAATCTAACCTTAAATTTGTATATGCACTATTCAAATATCTTTGTTTATCGTCAATTAATAATTGAATACTGCTTACATTAAATCTATCTTCAATATTACTACCAGACTGTTGATCGTTAGTTATTCTTTCAACTTTAACATTTGCAAATGAATACCCATCTGGTAAATTAATTCGATATTCTTTTGAATAAGCATCAGCAGTTCTACCCGTTATAGTATCTCTTAACTTTTCAGTGTGAGTTGTTTCACTATTAACTTTTAAGGATATTTTCAATTCAACTGATGACCCTAATAAGTCACCTTCATCTGTAGCTTTTTGTATTTGACTAAAAGTAACTGTTATCTTTACGGCATCTTTTCCTACAGGTAAATCTCTTGAGACACCACCCCCACTTTTAGAGCATAGAACACTACCGAAATTAGCTAAAGGGCTTTGTGATTGTTGTATTCCAGGAATATGAGTTTGATTACCCGTTCCAAAACGAGGTGTAAATCCTACATTTTGAAAATTAAAATCTGCTGTCTGTGGATTCGTATTGTTGGCACTTACATTAAGAATTGCAGTATCGTTTAGGAATATGTCTTTTAATGCTGCATTGTTATAGGCTGTAGTCCCTTTCGTTAAGCCTGCTTTTGATGGAGTAGCAAAACCTTCTATCTCTCCTTCAGACAATAAATCCTGGATTGATGCAAACTGTCTGCTATTTAATGTATCTGGTGCTCTGGTAGGAGAAGGTGGAGTTGGGGGAGGACCACCTGCTCCTCTGATAATTTTATCCGTCATGCTGATACCTGATTAGTGTCGATTCCTGCTGAGATTACAACCGATCCAGTGACAATCTCTCCGTAAACTATTGGGTGGCTAGTTCCTGCTCTTGATGTATTTTGTACCCCAGAGAAACTAAATGATATTCTGGGATCTTGTTCATTATTAAAATCTTTAGGTTGAGGTTGAGGAAATAACATTTCACTTACACCACCAATTGCCAATGCAAATCCCACATTCTTTACAAATGAAATAGCTCCCAAATTCTTAGCTAAAGCACCACCTAACAAACCACCCCCTACGGCAAAAGAAGCACCAATTAGCACTGCTCCAAGTAAAAACCTTCCTGTTCCTCCACCAGAGCCAGTAATGACAGGAACAATACTAATATCAGATTGTCCTATTGGGTTATGTATATCATCTTCACCTATCTCGTAATCATCGACTAATACCTGATAATAACGATCTGCCATGTGTGCCTCTAAGCCAGAAAAATTACTTAATAGAAATCTCATGGCATCAGCAGTAGAAGTTATTACTGCATCTAA